TCAAAGAATATATAGGAACCTGTCCTTATCTAGCAAATATTAATGATGGTATTAATATTAATTACTTAGGTGAAAATACAGTATCCTATATGATAGAAGAACTTCCTAGAGAACAAATTTTAAAAAAGTATATTGATGGAACTAGTCTTAGACAATACTGTTTCATGTTTGTCAGTAGGGAAGTATGCGGACAAGATGTAGTACAAAATATAGCTAATAGTAAATTCTATGAAAACTTTACTAAGTGGCTAGAACTTCAATCAGAGCTTAATAATCTACCAGTACTAGATAGTGGGAGAGTGGCACAAAAAATAGAAGCATTAACAAGTGGTTATGTTTTCGAAAAAAATCTAGATAAAGCACAATATAAAATAGAATGTAGATTGGTATATTACCAAGAAGGAGGAAAAAATAATGAGTAGAGAATCAATACAAAGACATCAAATAGCAGATTATATAAATATAGGTGGATCAACAGGTGTAGAAAAATATGAATTAATGGGAGCTGGATTTAATACATTAGATGAAAATCCAGCAGCTCAACTTGATACTAAAGTTTATATTAACGATAAATCATCGTCAACTACAATTAAGTCATACCAAACACAATTCCCATTCACATCAGATTTAATTAAAAGTGAAGGGGCAGTAATGGCATTATACAATGTTGGAAGAAATCATCTTACAGGTGCAGATGCACAATTTGACTATGTTAAAGTTGAACTATTTCAACCAATAGAAGGAAGTGAGAATACTTATAAGGCTAGAAAATTTATAGTAAGTTGTGAAGTTGCTGGATTAGCTGGAGCAGGCGGAGAAACTATTGTGGTATCAGGAAACTTAAATGCAGTAGGAGATTTTATAGAAGGTACATTCAATACTGCAACAAAAACATTTACTGCAATTTAGTAGGAGGAATATTTAATGAATATTAATGGAATTGAGCTAGAATTAGATATATTTGATGCCGATGTTGCAGAAAAATATGATAAAGCAATAAAAAAAGTAATGAATATAGAAGAAGAAACAAAGGGTATGTCAATTGGAGAAGGGATAAGAACTCAGTGCAAAGCCATCTTTAAAGTTTTTGATGAACTTTTTGGACAAGGTACTCATGAAAGAGTATTTGGAGATAAAGTTAACTTACTTGAATGTTTAAAGGCTTTTGAGGCTCTAATAACAGGCATAAATGAGAAAAATAAAGAAATTGAACTCATTGCTAATAAGTATTCTTCTAATAGAATTCAAAGACGTTCTAAAAAATAATGAATATTTTAATTGATGTTTTACCTCGAAAAGTTGAAATAGATAATAGAGAATATAAGATTAATTATGATTTTCGTACATCCATTTTGTTTGAGATAATGATTCAGGATGATGAGCTTGATGATAAAGAAAAGATATATAATGCTCTTCTTCTATATTATCCAGTAATACCAGATAATTTAGAAGAAGCAATTAAACAAATTCTTTGGTTTTATAGAGGTGGAAAAGATATTAATGAAGGAAGTAGTGGAGTATCTATGGGTAAGAGTACAAGAGCATATAGTTTTGAATATGACGATGACTATATTTACTCCGCTTTTCTAACCCAATATGACATAGACCTTCAGGATATAGAAGATTTACATTGGTGGAAATTTAAAGCCATGTTTAGAGCTTTAAAGGAAGACAATGAAATAGTTAAGATTATGGGATATAGATCTATGACTATAAATACCAATATGAGCAAAGAACAAAAGGATTTTTATAGTAATATGAAGAGAATTTATGCTATTCCAATGAGTAAATCTAAAAAACAAAAGGTAACAGAAATTGAAAATGCTCTTATGGAAAATGGAGACTTAAGGGGAATACTTTGATTTTAGTATTCTAACTATAAAAACTAATAAAAAGTGCTTATAAAACTAGGCACTTTTTATTAGTAAAGGTAGGTGATTTGCATAGTAAAAGTAAAATGTCCATTTTGTAATAAATTATTAATTAAAGCTGATTACATCAAAGGAGAAATAAAATGTAGTAGATGTAAGAGGTTAATAAATATAGAAATAGAAAAGCCAGAGCTTAGAGCCACACCCTAGAGTAGTGAGCCGTAGCCTGCTTTATAAAAGGCAGGTGATATTATGTCAAATATTATAATTGATAGAAAAGAACTATTAGTTGACTTAACAAAAATAAATATAGAAATAAATAATACCATAAACCAAACAATGAATAATACTATAAATAACTTTGAAGAAAAAGCTAATGAGGTAAAAGAAAAAAATAGTAAAACTATGTCAGACTTAGCTATGGACATTGGTAAATCAAGTATAAAGGCATTTAGCAATATTACAAAAGCTATTGGAAAAGTTGGCTCTTATGGAATAAGTGCTGGAAAACAGTTTGCACAAGGCGTATCTAAAATAGCAGATTTTAGCCAAAATGCAGGAGCAGAAATAGAAAAGCTAAATGCAACAGCGGCAACTATGGAAGAGGGTTTAGGCCGTGAAGTTACTATATTTAAAAGCTCACTAATGAGTCTTGGAAAAGATATGAGTGATAGCGTAGATGCCCCATTAAAAGAAATAACAGCTTCAGCAACAGATATGATAGGACAGCTATCTTCAGCATTCCAAGAAGGTGGATTTGAAGGACTTGCAGGTAGTATTGGAGATGTATTTGCGAATATGTTATCAAATATATCAGAAAGTTTACCTAAGTTTGTTGATATAGGAGTTTCTATTATAGAATCTTTGATAGAAGGAATAAAGAGTAATTTGCCTAGCATTCTTGAATCGGCTGGTAAAATTATTGTAAGTCTTATTGAAGGATTAGTTGAATTATTACCTGACTTATTGGATTTACTACTAAACTTAATCTTAGAGTTAGGAAAGGCAATATTAGAAATGCTACCTACAATAATACCTTTAATAATTGAAGTAGTGGCTTCACTATTTGCTACATTAATGGAGTTTATAGGTGAAGGAATTTTATCTATTATGGAATGGTTAGGCGAACAAATA